GCGCCCTCGCGGATCGCGCGAGCCTCGGAGCGTCCGAAGGTCGTCTCCTGCGCCTTCGCGTCGAGGGAGTGGAAGTACTCGTACGGGTCGGTGCGCATGTCGCCGCCGACGTCTTCCGACGCGGGGATGTGGCGGCAGTCACAGCGCTTGTGTCGGAGGAACCCTTCGTTCCACCGGTAGAACTTCCCGGCGAGGATGACGCAGCGGTCACACGATGGCGGGTTGAGCATGCGCACGTACCCTGCGATCGACGGTCGCTGGGCGATGTCGGCTGAGACGACGCCTCGGCCAGTGTCGGACATGACGGTCAGGAGTGTGCCCGAGAGCCAGGTGCCGGCCTGAGCCAGCGCCCGGGACGACGACGAGCCGCCCTTCACCGCCGTCTTCGCCTGGTAGATGACACCGTCGAGCAGAGTGCCCATCTCGCGGCCGTCCGGCGCCGCGAGGATGAAGGCTCGGGGGTTGATCTGCCCGACCGGATCGTCGGCTTGCGCCGTCTCGGCGAGCACCTTCGGGGTGTAGTCAAGCGAGGTGGTTGCAGCAGCGAGACGCCCAACCTGGACGACGTCGAGCATCGCGGGCCGGATGGATGCCCAGGAGAGGTCGAAGCTGTCGCCCATCCGTCGCCACAGCCGGTTGGCTGCGGCGACGGTGGTCGCGGCGATGCGCTGCTGCTGGCGGTAGTAGCTACTGGTCGCCTGCAGGGTTCGCATCGGTGCTGAGCTCCCTCATTGCGGCGGTGAGCTGCGGGTCTTCGCGCTCGGCCTTGACCATCTCCATCACTCGCTCGATCGAGCGAGGGTCCAAGCCGTCGAGCTCCATCAGGTACTCGAGCGGGTAGCCCAGAGCGGCCTTCTTGACGAGCATGTCGGCGAGTTCCGCCTCGGACCGGATCTCCGGGTTCATCCAGGTGATCGTCGCGAGCTTCGTCCGGCGCGCGAGCTTCGTCTCGCCCATTGCCAGCGCCATGAGGCGGTAGACCTCGCGGATCGCGGGTGTGGCGAAGAGCTGGAACTCCAACGTCTTCTTGACGAGGCCGATCTCCGACGCTTTCAGGCCGGTGCCGTTGACGTTCGACATGCCCGTCTTGGACACGAGGTAGGTCGGCGGGGTGCGGGTCTGGGCGGCGATGTGACCGACGGCCATCTCGATGACGTCACCGAAGACGTCGAGCTTCGCGGCTTCCCACGAGTCGATCTTCGTCTCCTTGCCGGACATGTAGAGGATCCGCTTTTCAGCGAGCTCCTTGATGTCGACGGCACGGTCGCCGATCTTGATCCCGTTCGAGTCGAGCACGGGAACCATTGGTGGCCCCTGGCCGAGCACTACCCGGGCCGGCATGGATGCGTAGTCGGCCGAGAGGAAAAGGTACGCCCACAGGAGGTTGATCGCGTCCTGCATGGGCATGACGCCCTGGATCTCGGAGAGCGGGTCGTTGCCCAGCATCGGGCGGTTCGGGATCTCCACGATCGGCACGACGCCCATCGGGTTGACTATCGGCCACGGCTCCTGGTCGACCAGGCGTGGCACCCACCCGGTGTTCTCGGCTGAGCGGACCCGGCCCTGCTGGGTCTGCGACTGCCGCTCGTCCTCGGGGAGGAACCGGGGACGTTCGAACTTCCACAGCTCCTCGGGGGTGTACAGGGTGGCGAACTCGGTGGTGTCGTCGGCCCAGGTCTTGAGCGCCGCCTTCCGCAGCCGAGGGTTCTCCCAGTCGTACTCGATCTCGACCGAGGACGGGTGCTCCCAGGTGACGATGGGCTCGTCGCCGTTCGTGCCCCAGACGAGCACGAAGGACCGGTCGGCGACGAGGGTGGTGATGAAACCCTGGGAGGACTGCATCTCCATCTCGTTCGCGAGCCACTGGTTCCAGAGCTTGCCTGCTGCCTTGTCCTTGCCGCCGGGGAGCTTGATACCCGTGTGTCGGATCCGCTCGCCCTCGGCGTCCACGACAGGCCGGCACCAGTTGTCGGAGAAGTCCTTGTAGCGGGATGCGTTGGCGTCCTTCCACTCCTTCGTCGCGAAGTTGAGCGGCTGGTCGCCGCGGTGGTACTGCTCGCGTGTTTCGATCGTCGGCCGGCGGGCGATGATCCGGGTGTAGATGCGGGTCACGAGCCGGAGTGCCTCATCGGTCTCCAACGGAGCCTCCTAGAAGTAGATGGTGTTCGACTCTTCTTCGTCATCGCCTGCAGCGATCGCGTCGCACGCTGCCTCGTGCGCGAGCACGGACGACATCGCGTAGTCGAACTTCTGGTGGTCGGCTGGTTTGCCGAGGATGTAGACCCTGATGCCGGTGAGCTTGTCCACGTTGCGGGAGCGCACGATCGCGTTCCGCATGTGGGTCTCGACCTCGGGGTCGCCGTCGTGGGTGAAGCCGGACTCGGTGTTGTAGACGTCCGTGCGGAACCGCTCGAGGGTCTTGTGCATCACCGTCGTGCGGTTCGTGGCCCACTTCACGAAGACCTTGTCGCCGTACAGGCCGGCCCATCGCTCGATGTCCGTCTCCCAGAACTGCGGGTCGCAGTAGGCGCGGACGATCTCGTACTCGGCGGCGAGGTGCGACATGGCCGCGTCGACTTCCGAGTGCGGGATCTTGCCGTTCCAGTCCTGCGGGCGCCACTGCGTCTTGCGCAGCATGCCCTTGGGTCCGTAGGTCGGGGTGAACTGGTGGTGATCGAGCGTCTCGAGGCGGATGCCGGTGAAGTCGTTGTTGTCCGAGCCGTCGAAGCCGAGCGTGACCTTCGTGCGCTTCCGCACGATGATCGGCTCGTGGCGACCCTTCTTGCCGTCGGCGACCCGGGCGTTCCACTTGGGCATGGACATCCATGAGCCGGAGCCGGCGACGACGCGGTTCCCGAAGAATCGCTCGGCCTCGGCCGGGTTCTGTTCCGCGACACCCATCGCTTCGGCCTCGATCGACCGGACGTCGACCCACGGCGAGCTGGCGTAGTTCCAACGGAACATGGCCTGGCGGTCTCGCTTCACGGTGAAGCTGAGGTGTTCCGGCGGCGGGAAGTGGTGCTTGAGCACGTCGGGACGAGTCGACTCGGCGGTGTCCTGCGCGACCGAGCTCTCGGCGGGGTCGTACGGGTTCGTCGACTCGGAGACCCTGCCGCCCATGCCGGCCGCGCCACGGCGAAGGTTCCGGAGGAACTTCTTCATGTGGTTCTGCTCGTTCCACAGGCCGGTCTCATCGGCCTTGCCTGCGGAGATGCGCGCGCCGAGCTTGCCGTCAGCCTTGGAGGTGACGATCTCGACGCGTGAGTCGCGGTTGCGGTTCGGGTGACGGATGAACGCCTCGCCCGTCTTCGGGATGACGTTCGCGAGCGGCCCGTTGTCGATCATCGGGATGAGGGCACCCCAGGTGTTCTCTACCTGGTCCTCGACGACGGCCGCGAGCTGGATCCGAGGAGTGGACCACGGGCGTCCCTTCGGCTCGCCGACCTCGTAGAGGTAGACGCCGCCGCAGGGGCAGGGGATCGTCTGCTCGTCGCAGGCGTAGTAGTCGCCTTCCTCGGCGAAGCCATCGAAGAGGGCAGGGCCGACGAACTCGACGGTGGTCTCGGCGGCGACGCCGGGGGACTTCCCGACCTTCTGCGCTGCCATCCACTGGCCGGTGCGGTACCGGAAAGCGACGTTACGCTCGCCTGGCTTCGCGGTGGGGCGGATCTCGTACCAGTTCGCGAGCCACACTCGGTGGTCAAGTGTGGGGACGAACGGCATGCCGGCGTCATCGCCCTCGGGGATGACGCAGTGCTGCTCGATCCACCACATGAGGAGGTAGCCGAGCGATCTGGTTCGAGGAGGGACTGTGTACTCAGGCCCCCTTGACGGCGACACCCTTGAGCCATTCTCCCGTCGGTGTCTGGCGCTTCGGCGCGGTCTTCCGCGTCGTCGTCTTCGTCGAAGCCGAGTCAGACGTCGAGTCGGCATCGCCGATTCGCCAGCCGTTCTGTCGCATCCCGGAGACGGAGAGACCGAGTTCGGTCTCCATCCGCAGCACCGTCGTCTTGGTCGCGGAGACCGCGTCGGCCTTGATCGACTCAAGGAAGGCTCGCACGTAGGCGGCGACCTGCATCTTGAGTCCGAGGGATGCCCAGGCCGCTGCCTGCGGCTTCTTCCACAGCTCTTCCCACAGGTCGAGCTCGACGTCCCAGACCGCTTCGGTCTCGTCGGGGTCGGCCTCGGTGACCTTCTTGCCGTCCTCGAAGTAGGTCATGAACTGCACGGCACGCGGCAGCGGGAACACTGGCACCTCGCCGGTGTAGCCGTCGGCGGGAAGGTCGGTCCAGTCCTTGTTGAGGGACCGGTAGGAGTTCGGGTCGGGCGCTGGGCCGGACCGTGCTCGTGCTCCACCTGATGGCATCGGTATCACCTCGCACCGCGTTGCGCGGAGTCGGACGGCGACCGCATTGCGCGGTCACCTCGGAATGTTTTGAACCCGTCTGGGGTTTTTTTGCCCTCACCGGCGGTGCTGAGGCAACCCCCTCTCGGGGGTCTCCCCCCAGGGGGTCGGACACCCCCTCAGGGGGCTGCTGAGGGGCCTTTCGGCACCTCTCTCGCGTCCGCCTCTCGCACCACCCAAGGCAGAGCCGTGAGAGTGGCACACACCGCGTATCACTGCACCATTGCGGGCAGCTGATGATGGTGAGTGAGTGGTGGGTCAGCGGTTGTTCCATCCGCCGGGCTGGTTGCGTGCTGTCTCCCTGTCGTGGTCTGCCTTGCACAGTCCACGTCCGCGAGCTGGATCGTTGGGGTCGAGGCCAGCCTCGACCAGCTCCTTGCGTGACAGCGGGTGGTGGTCAGCCACA